ACCAACCATCCCCAACTCTGTAGATCCTCAAAAGCTTCAGTTCATGCAACTGACTGCAAAGATGAAAGAATCTGCAGACAAATATGGAGTTGGCTTCATCGGTGGCTTTATTGCCCCCGATGGAGAAGTCTTCTACATGTCCAACATGAATGATGAAGACACCCAAGCACTCATGCCGGATCAACTCAAATGACCAAGAAATCAATCATCAGTTTTGATCGCACCATCCATGGTGTGAACATCACTGAACACGGCATCAAATCAATGACCAAAGCGATCAAGCTTGGTCCATTCCAACTCACACTCAATGCCAATCCCAATGGTGTCAAGGGATCATTCAGTATCCCCGGCACAGGATTAAGCATTCCAAACATTAAATTAATCTAAAGATCTGGGCATCCGCAAGGTGTAAGCCCCAGATCTAGTCCACTTACTTAACTCAAATCATGCCTGCATTTACAGACAACATCAACTTGTTTGACCGCATCAATCTTGCTGACTGTGCAAAGCGCAGAGCATCAGCAAATGTGTTGGATTCAACACGATTTGAAGGCGAGTACCACACGGCTCAGCTGTGGATGAAGTACCGCCTTGTCAAAACACCAAACTATTCCTACGTTGAGAACTACTAATGACTGTACTTGCAATCGAACACACATCATTCACTGATACTCATGTCACAGTTACAGCAGTTGTTGACGAGATGCGCTTGCTCTATCACGCAACTCATCTCGACCCTGAAGAATGGGCTCCTGCACTATGCACAACAACTGTCGAGTTGGATCCACAGGAACCAATCCCTCTTGATGAAGATGGCTTCTGTACCTATCTTGATCAGCTCGATCCTCAGTGGCAACTGGTCGAACGTGACGATCTAAACTAATCAACAAAGCCTTGCAATAACGCAAGAAACAGCTACAATCCGCTAGCTGATCCACAGCAGGGGCGTCCTATCCTCGTTAAAGGGCGCCTTCTTTATCATGCCTGACTACACCGATGATCAACTACTCGCCATGGCCATGGCTAATCTTGGTGAGTACATCACAGACAACTCACCTCAGTACATCTTGATCGAAGACGATCCACGTAACGAAGAAGACTACGACACATGGAGCTATGGCACTGAGCCATTGCCTCATGATCACACTTGGCACTCCACATCTATTGATGTAGAGGTAAGTCCAAGTCAGGCCGACTAGCCCAACGGCAGAGGCAAGCGACTTAAAATCGCTCAAGTCCCGGTTCGAATCCGGGGTCGGCTACCAACTCACAATCAACACAACATCATGCAACTCTTTGCAGCTTTCAAGCATCTCATCCCTGAGTTCCACGCTTACTCTGATGAAGAGCAACGTTACAACCTTGGAGCAACCTGGACAGCGGCTGACGGTCTTAAGGACTATCACAACCTCGAAGTACGGTACGTACACAACTCAGAACGTCTTGCCCTCCAGGGTGATCCCCAGCCTGATGGCAGCTGGAAATATGTGGAACCCTCCGGCCGTGTCCATACCATGTCGGCGGAGCGGGCACGCATGTTCATGGAACAAACCCATGCCCATGCCACCATCATGTGCGGCATGCTGGACCGCCTCAAAGATTCAGGACTGATGGATCAGGTAGTAGACACCAACGCTCAACCTGCTTAAACTCAACGCGGAATCCATGGCCCCTGCACAAGCAGGGGTCTTTCATTCATGATCTCTAAATCAATTATCTATCATGATGTAACAGAACTTATTGCTGATTGCATACCAGATGAAGCATGGCCTTCTGTACGGCATGAAATCATTCAGCAAATGTTGGATAACATGCCGTCAGATGTCATGATTAAACTCACAGGAAAACCAGACGCATTTGAAACTGCAGAGCAAATGCTTCAGCAGTTTTATATAGGTGCTCCTAACCACAAGCTTATCAAAGATTCCTTTGATCTTGTTGGTAAAGAAGAGACTGCATTCATTCTCGACTCACTGAAACTCACATCGCCTGATGGCCTTTCAGAAACAGATCCTTCCTGAATGTCCACAATGCAAACAAGCTGGTCTGCGTGTTATTGAATCCAGGAAAACAGCCCAAAGCACACGGCGCCGTAAGCAATGTGAATGCTGTGGGATTCGTTTTACAACACATGAAGTTTCTGCTGACTTCTACAACGAAGCACAGCAGAATCTAATTCTGGTATCGCAGATGCATAAGCTGTTGGGCTCTAACCCTACAGCAGCAGAACCAGCAACAATCAAATGTACTGACTGCATTCATAACCAAATGAATGCATGTGCATTTGATTTCCCTGAATACGACACCACTGATTCATTTGATTGCAATCACTATGCCAACTAAACGCCAATTCACCTATGCCATTGGTGATCGTGTTGCAGAACGACCCAAGGCTCATGGCATCTTTGCTATCCGCAACGAAGTCAAAGAACGCATTGCTCAATACCGTAGCCAACGCTATGGTAATGTCCTCAACATTATTGAGAAGCCTAATAAGTTAGGACGTAAGCAAAAGTTTCTTGTGATTCAGTGGGATCATCTTGCTTCTCCAACGGAACACGCTACGATGCGCATCTGTCCAGTGTCAGAACTAGAGCGTCTGATGAAAGATGTCATTGTCCCAGGTGAATGAAATGCACGTTGAACTTGTCTGGGCAACACCCAATGCAGAAGAAATGATTGTCAAGATGGCTCGGGTCTCTGCCCCGAAGAATCAAGACAACATGGACACAGCTCCACGGTTGTTGCAGTATCTAATCAAACACAAACACTGGTCGCCATTTGAAATGGCAAACATGTGCGTGGAGATTGAAACGACCCGTGCAATTTCACCTCAGATCTTGCGTCATCGTTCATTTAGTTTCCAGGAATTTAGTCAGCGTTATGCAGACACCAGTGAACTTGGTTCAGCTGTTATTCCGCATCTACGTAGACAAGATCAAAAGAACAGGCAGAACAGTATTGATGACTTATCTCCTGATCTTGTTGGTAATTATTATCGACGTATCAGTGAACTGTACGAGAACTCAGAACATCTGTATCGCGAGATGGTAAGCAATGGTATCGCCAAGGAATGTGCTCGGTCCATTCTGCCACTATCGACACAGACACGTCTGTTCATGAACGGTACACTCAGGTCGTGGATCCATTACCTTGATCTCCGCTGCTCCAATGGAACTCAACTCGAACACCAACAAATTGCCAGAGCAATCAGGCAAATCTTCTGCGAACAATTCCCCATCATCGGAGAAGCTGTGTTCTCAGCAGATCAATGATCTGATTGAGAAGTACAAGGATCCAGAAGCTGCCCGTTACTTTCTGATTGAAGCTGGCATCATTGATAAGAACGGAGATCTGATGCCTCCATACCAAAAGCCCCCAGAGAAAACTCAGGGGCCATTGGACGAATGGAGATCAGAAGGTCGCGGCGCTTTGTTTTTTTAATTCAGTGACGGCATGCTTGGACTCCACATCCTTGCGTGCCAGCTTCTTCCGTTTGTCCACAAGGTAGACGATCAGTGCCTTGTTCATTTGATTTGACCTCCGGTGACAAAAGGAAAGTAGCAGATGTTACGGTATGTCAGGCAAAGCCAGGGACGGTGGGCTAAGTTCCACCAGGCTCTGTCCTTCTGTGCCTGATCCTCTTGGTTGTATTTGCAACCACGATACGTTAACGTCATGGTTTTAGTATCTATTGATACGGAAACTATATGACGATTGATGTATATGATGTCGTTCACCAGGTAACACAACTCAAGATTCAATGAAAGGTTTTGGTTCAACTCAACAACCAACAAAGTCAGCAGCGTATTGGATCGCTGCCTATGCCAAAGACAATGAAGATGAACCACTTGGTGTGTTCAAAAAAGTTTTGTCCTATAAACCAGGTCAGGACAAAGAACTCTTGATGATTCGTTATTGCAATTCAGTCATGAAGATCAACCGAAACATATGGGAGATGTTGGTCCATCAAGGACCAACTGAAATCCCAGACTCTGGTGACCAAATTGTTTTACGATTATCCAGGGAAAAGTTTAAGGGCTCTGCTCAAGTAACCTGACTAACCATTACCACTAATCACCCATGACACAACAACACCCCATCACTCCACCTCCGGAGCTGGTGGAGCAGTGGATTGAGGAAACAAGGTCCCACGACTGCATCGGAGCATACCCTGCCGATTTGGAACAATGTGTCGCCACCCGTGCTGCCCAATGGGGAGCCGACCAGGAGCTGGAGGCGTGCTGTAAATGGCTAGCGGAAGAAACCCCGGAGCCATACATCAACGCACTCCGCTTTGCACGCCGCCCAAAGCCTCCGAGTTTGAAGGAGCAGGCGCTACAGGCCCTTGCCGAAGCTGACCTTGGTTCAACGGAAGCGGAGTGGTCTCAACGTTTCGATACCATCCGCCGCGCCCTTGAACAACTCCCCGACAATGAGTAGTCGCTTCCACTTCTATGTCTGAACTTTCACCGGCTGCGCAAGCAGTCCTAGATGCCTGGGAATTCAAGCTTGAGCCGATGGTCACATGCTTGACTCACGACCCAGAGCGTGAGGCGCTGGCCGCCGCCCTGCGAGCTGCTGCGGATCAGGTGTTGCCTGCATCTCCGGACATGATTCCTAGTTTGATGATGGTTCGCTATCGACTGCTTGCCATCGCTGATGAGCTTGAAACCTAGTAGTCACCTTCACTAGAGGGTGTGACCTCACGGTGATCAAGCCGCAAGGTCATTCGCTTACCAGTCAGGGGAAGCAGCAGAAACCCTGACTCCCTCGGGGCTGACGCTGCTCTTCTACACCCCATACCATTATGGACCTGGGATGTCCTTAAACTCACCTATAAGCTAAGCTTATCAGTCAACTCACTTCAACCATGAAACTCCTCAAGTTTTCCAAGGGCAACGGCAAACTCAGCAATCGTTTGATCTTTAGCCTGCCTGCTGGCTACTCATGCCCACACGCTGGTGTGTGCAAGACCTTTGCTGATCGCACCACTGGTGCCATCACTGATCTGCCTCAGTACACAGGCGTCACAGCGCAGCGAGACTTCCGTTGCTTTGCTGCGATGTCAGAGGTACGGCCTAACGTGCGGGAAGCACGCTGGCACAACTGGGACTTGCTGCGTGAAACCATTCACATGAATGGGAATCAAGCCATGCTCTTGCGTGATCTGATCGACCTCTCACTGTTAATGCACCCATCGAAGAAGCTCATTCGGATCCATGAGTCCGGTGACTTCTGGACTGAGAACTACATGAAGGCTTGGATGATGGTGGCCCAAGGCAGGCCTGAACAAAAGTTCTATGCCTACACCAAGTCCCTTGGGATGTGGTACAACCTGCGTGACATCATCCCATCCAACTTTTATCTCACCGCATCGCACGGTGGAACACTTGACTATTTGCTTGACAAGCATTCAGATGTGTTCACCAGGGTTGCTCACGTTGTGTACACAGAAGAGCAAGCCGCAGAGCTTGATCTTGAAATCGACCATGACGACAGCCATTGCTTAGGCGATAAGTCATTCGCACTCTTGGTTCATGGCTCCCAGAGAGCTGGCACAGAAGCAAGCCAATCCATTTCTCAACGCAAGAAGGAGGGGGGATTTGTGGGATACGGAAGATCAAATCAGAAAACAATCTGAAACCCCTTGCATGGAATGAAAGATTGGATAGTATCTGTCCGTCTTTCATTCCATTATGTCTTACGTCATTGCTACTTGGAAAGACGGTAGGCCGTACGCCGTTACTGCCTGCTGTCAGTCGAACAGTTTTCAATTGATTGCTTTAGATTCAGATGTAGCACTCAACAAAATCTTCTCCCATCCATACAGGGCTGGTGCTCAGCAGATTTTGTCTTGGATTAATAAAAATGACAAAGACCTTGCCGGTGAACAACTCGAAGTTCGAACTGAAGCCCAGTTCAGAAAATGAAACCTGGTACGTCTTTGACATTGAAACAGACGGACTTTATGACAAAGCTTCCAAGGTTCACTGCATTGTCCTCTATGACATCAACAGCGGGGACTTTTTGTCTTTTGATCCTGGCAGCATCGACTCTGCTCTTGAGCATCTCAGTCGTGCTGATGTTCTTATTGGCCACAACATTTGTTTTTATGACATCCCAGTCTTAAAAAAATTATTTCCTGATGTTGAAATCAACGCTCGCATTATTGACACTCTCATTTGCACTCGTTTGATCTGGCCCAAGGAAGTTCTCTATGACCTTGACATTGAACAATATCCGCAGGTTCCAAAGAATCTCCGTGGATCCGCATCGCTTAAGGCCTGGGGATGGCGCTTGGCCACCCACAAAATTGACTTCAAAGACTTCACGGAATACAGCCAAGAAATGCTGGACTATTGCGTCCAGGATGTGGCGGTTACCTTTAATCTTTGGCAAACCATCGCCACACAAAACTATCCGCAGTCGTCGTTACTTCTGGAACACAACTTTGCTTTGGCGATTAACAAACAAATTAGATCAGGCGTTCCTTTCGATTTGGATGCTGCTCTTGATCTGGTGGATGTGCTCCGAGCAAAGGAAACAGAACTTGAAACACATCTAAAAGAAATCTTTCCAGCTATCAAACACGAACAGGTGTTTGTGCCAAGGGTTAACAACACCAAACGTGGCTATGTCAAAGGACAACCTTTTACCAAAGTCAGCTATGAAGAGTTCAATCCAGGATCTCGTGACCAGATTGTTGATCGACTTGGCAACAAATACGGATGGAAGCCAGAGAAGTTTACTGAAAAAGGAAATCCAATTGTTAATGATGAAGTACTAGAACAACTGCCATATCCAGAAGCCAAGCCCTTGACTGAATACATGTTGGTCAAGAAACGTCTTGGTCAAATTGCTGGTGGCAACAATGCTTGGATCAAGCTGTACAACAATGACACTGGTCGTATCCACGGCGACGTTACTACTAACGGTTGCATTACTGGGCGCTGTTCACACCGCAATCCAAATATGGGTCAGGTCCCAGCGGGTTACTCTCCTTACGGAAAAGAGTGTCGAAGTTTGTTCACTTCTCCTGACGGGTGGGATCTCATTGGTATTGACGCTAAAGCACTTGAGTTACGTTGCCTTGCTGGATACCTTGCCCTTTGGGATGACGGAGAATATGCAACCCTGGTAACTGATGAATCAATTGACATTCATACCTACAACCAAAAACAATTTGGCGTGGAGACCAGAGACATCAGCAAGCGTTTGCTCTACGGCATGCTCTATGGATGTGGATCCGTTAAAGCTGGTTCAATCATTGATCCTAACCTCAAGGATGAAGATGAACTACGCATGCTTGGCCGTAATGCCATTGATGGTTTTATGCGTGGTGTTCCAGCATTAAAAGCATTGAAGCTAGAAATTGACAAGACGATTGGTTTGCGTGGTTACCTGATTGGCTTGGATCGCCGTCAATTGTATTGCCGTTCTGCATTCAAAGGATTGAATGTGTTGTTGCAATCAGCTGGCGCAATCTTGATGAAACAAGTTGTCATTAACATCCAGAACAATATCCAAATAAACCTTGGTCTGGAATACGATCACGACTGGCAGCAACTGTTGATGGTGCATGATGAAGTCCAACTAGCTTGCAAGCCTCAATACACAGAAGCAATCAGGGAGCAGGCGATACTAGCCTTCCCACAAGCACAGGAATTCTTTGGCTTCCGCTGCAATATCGAAGGTGATTCCAGGGTAGGATCGGACTGGTCACAGACCCACTGATGGACTACCTCGACATCACCAAACTCGAGAGCTGTCCAGCCTGTGAAACAAGTTGGATTATTTCTTATATCCCTCAAGATCTGATTGATAAAGGTTATCATTCTTCTGATTCGAAGTTTTATAGCCGTGTCCTTGGTGTGGAGTATTTGGGCACTGACCGTATTAGCGGTTATCAGTGTCCTGATTGTTCTCAATTTTGGAATCGAGAAGGTCAACCAACAGAAGTAAAACAAAACAATTGATGTCTCGTCCTTGAGGTAAGACGTTAAACTGCCTCTCACACAACCTTCTGGTACAACATGAACCAAGCCTTTGTCTGTGCTCAAACCACAGAGGAACCCCGCGAGGTATCCATCTCTGCAACGTCTTACGCCCTGCGTTGCAATATCCTTCTGCCTCCTGTAGGTAACAAGGCTGCAACTCCAATCGAACTCAATGTTTACGGTAAGAACTCTGAGCGCTTTGCACGTACTGCAAAGAACTCTTTGATCTATATCCATGGCGCCAAGTTGCGTTATGACCTTGAGTCGCGTACTCATTCACTCCATGGCGGTGTAATTACCACGGTTACGGAATCTTTTCCGATCTTGAATACAGTTATCCTCAGTGGTCGTTGTGTTAAAGACATTCAGCAGGATGATGCACGTGCCTTTAAGACAACGGCAGATGGTCTGATGATTTGTAATCAGACACTCTCTGTTAATACAGGGCGTAACCAAGCTGATCTCTTTAACTTCTACGCCATCAACTCACACCAAGACAAGCTGAATAACGCTCAGCTTTTGCTTGATTTCACACGCAAAGGCACTGGCCTTACGATCAACGGTCGTCTAGTTACAGATGCTTGGCAAGATAAAGAAACCAATCAACGGCGTCATGTCTCGAAGATTCAGCTGGTGTCCATGACCCTGGCACCAAAGGTGACTGGTGATACAGCAAGCCAGTCGATTCGCCCTCAGACTATGGTGGCAAATTCCGATAACGTTGCACCGCTTTGGGGCGGCCGCACCGCTGAAGAACCTGCTGATGTATGGAACCAGGCATCGGGTGGTGGACTACCTGATCTGCCTGGTCAATACGGCAACGCACCTGATCTCGAAGAAGTTCCCTTCTGATGTCAACACCAACTCACGATCAATTCACTCTGCTCTACGAAGACGAAGGTAAAAAAGTTTTGCATGAATTCAAGGCGGTCTTCACTGATGAAGTCGTCAGAGAATTGGCAGACTTTGTCCGTGGCTGCGGGCACCATGATGACAACGTCTTTGGTGCAATGGCCCGGTTGTCTTCTGAATACTTTGAGTGTAAAGAAGATCCCGTCCTTCCATTCCAAGAAGTTGGCCAAGATCTAGACTGAGTAACCGTCCTGGATATGACGTTAAACTGTCCAACTTTGCTAAGAAAAAACCATGACAGCAACTCCGACTGACATGATGAGTGATTCCTGGATGGATGAACTCGAATCTGAATTAACTTCCGCATCTTCTCTGAAAGCATCTAACAAAATGACTGCCAAAAAAACGTCTGCCCTTGCAACTCGTGGGCTTGATTCCTTCAAGCTTTTCCAAGCCAAAGAGTTTGTCTCTGGCTACCAGAATCTTGTTACCATCCAACCTCTAAATAAATCAAAGGTACGTGGTTGGTTTGTGCGTAAATCTGATCTAGATACTTGCGGTTGGAATGCAACTGAAGAGCAGTTCACCAAAGGCTCTGTGATCTGGGATTACAAGCAAACCTTTGGCATGGCTCCCAATACTTCCGTTGAGGAAGGCTTGAACTTTACTGAGCCTCGCATTCAAATCCTGTTGCGTTCTCCATTGATGGTGGAAGAAACCACGGGGATGCGTCAAACGATTGGAACCTTTGAAGATCCAGAGGTTAAGGAATTGTTTGATGCTGACAAGATTGCATCGGACCTTGCTAACAGCAAAGGTGAGATGTACAAGCGCAAGTACAGCGTGCGTACCAAGTACCTCATCTACATTGTGACTGAGGACAACAAGCGTGCCCATAAGATCCCGATGGTTCTTACCCTCAAGGGTCTGAACGGCACTGATGTGTCCGATAAGGTCAAGATGTATGAGAAAGAAATGTCCAAGTGCCTGAGCAAGGCTTTGGATTCTGAGGTGCCTCTTGCCTTCAATGAAAAGTTCTACGCCACTACCGTATTTGCTCCGGTACTTGCCAATGAAATGCGTGGAGCCAACAACGTTGAGATCTGCGCAATTGAATCTTTTGACATCCCTGATTACAGCGATCAAGATACCGCCATCGAATCGTTGAGCCGCATGTCGATCCCTGATGAAGATCGCGAATCAACCTGGAAGTTCCAGGAAATGTTCGGTGACTACATCAATCAGCATGCACGTCAAGATGCCGAAAAGCTTGGTGGTGCCTATGGCATCAAGCAAGGTGTCGAGATCCTGCCTGTCTCCCGTACCACTGATGCGGTTGATGTGAAAGCATTGCCGTCCCGTGATCCAATGACCGGAGAAGACAGCTCACTTTGAGTTGACATCTGGGTTAGACAAGCCATCTGTTTCAACTGCAACATTGTTGAAGATGAACATGTCTTGTACTAACCCACGTATTACACCTTGACGTTGTGTAGCGATCCGCGCAAGCAGGGTCGCTATTTCCTTTAATGCACTTACTGAATCACAATCTTGAATTGAACGTTTAACTTTTTCCTCCCAGAACTTATCATCAAGCGTTGGTTCAATTTGGAATTTGCTTAAAGGTACGTATTTGATTTCGTCCATTTTGTATTCATTTGTTACATCAAGTCTACTTACTTAACTTAATTTCCAAACAACCTTCCGTTTGTGTTAAGGATTACTCACATGAAACCTGAAGAGAAGTCAGCAATTAAAACAGCAGGTGCAACATTTGCAGCCAGTGCTGTTGTTGCTTCTATCATCGGTAACCCTGTGTGCTGGGCTGCTGTTCTCTACGGCACCTATCGCATGGGCAAAGCTGCCTACAAGCACGCTCAAGCCAATGCTAAACTCAAGGCGGAACACGAGAAGGAAGACACGTCGTTCTGGCACGTCTGACTTCCAACCAACTCAACCCAACTCAAACTCATGTCGATCCAGGCGCAGGCCGAGCTCAACTCGGCGCAGGCACTCATCTACTCGCGTTCAAACATTCGGCGGGCTTATCCGGATTTTGATGACACCTCAATCGCTGGCATTTACTTGCGAGGCGATCATTGTATCGTGGTGCGTCATGATGGTAGTGAGCAAAGCTACGACAGGACACTGATCAAAGCCCGCTTCCAGACTTACACCAACCGTCTCAAAGATTTCTTTTCTTACCTTGGCCCTAATTATCGTGGCCCTAGTGTATGGCACAACAATGCTTACATTATTTTTAAGGGCTGGAACTACTCGCACGCACTCGGACACCTGACTTCCAATGCAAAACTACAATCGCACTGGGCAGACAGATTTATACACCTATCAGATCCCGCCAAAGTCACAGCACTTCTTCAGTCTGACCAGACGGACTTGGGCCATTTGGTTGCGCCGGACGGACTGCGGCTTCCGAATCGGCCGCTTGATATGGAGTCTGAGCTGGATGATAGCTCCGAACAACAGCCGATGTTTGGCGAACCTAGCTGCTCGTGTGGGTCGTTTCAGCGTCAGCTCAACAACCTATCTACTTTCCAAGAAGAGATCCAAGGATTCAAACCCTGGTGCATCCACCTGACTTGGTTCAACAAGTACAGAGAACTGCTGTGCAAGCGCACTGAAGTACGGAATGCCAGCCCCAGTGGTACACCTGATAAGTGTGTGGCCTGGTGGTATGCACCTCCTGCAGATCACATCAGTGATGGACGCTTTGTTCTATTGCATACCAAGTCAGGTGCACAAGCACCGCTTAGCCACTGGCGTACCTACAAACCGAAAGAAGTATTCACTCAAGATGATGCATGGGATCTGTTCTTCAATATGATGGAGGCAGGTTACGCACCATTCCCTGGTGTATCGCTGCCACAACTCAAAGCTGCTGTTAAGAAGCAATGATGAACTACCTGACTTCCGTTGAAAAACTCAAGATTCAATTCCTTGAGGAAGAAAACGGCAGCGGTACTATTCACATTGATTGGGATGATACTGATCCAGATCTTCAATGGTGGAACGACCTTGGTGAACCTGGGCAGAAATCATTTATTTTGGATGCGCTCCAACAAGCTCTTGATTGTGATGTCAACTGATCTCTAGGGCTTGACAGCTCTGGTAGACTTGTGTCCCACGGGGGTGTGGGCGTCCTGGTCACGACGTAAAACTGACCAACCCATCTCATCTCAACTCATGTTTGAAGCTTTGTTTGCTGCCGTACTTCCGGTTGTTAAAGATCTTTTGTGGGCCGCCGCAGGCATGGCCCTCACATATTTAATTAACAAAATTCAAATTCAATTCAACACCATCTGATCATGTCAAAGATCACTCAAACTAAACTTGAAGATCTCAACATCATCAAGCTTTACGAGCACTATGGTGCCCTGGAACGCTCTCTTCCTCTCCTTACTCCTGAGTCCCAGGAGCTGGCCAAAGCTGAGCTGGAATCTTGCGCCAACCTGCGGTCTGAAAAGATTGATCGCATCTATTACGCGCTGGCTGCCCATGAAGATGCACTAGAGCGGATCAAGAAAGAAGGGGATCTCATTACCCAAGCCAAAAGGCATCATGAGTCCCAGCTGAATCAACTCAAGAACTTGCTAGGTTGGTTACGGCGGTCACTGCCGCTGGACTCCAATAGAATTCAAGGCAAGAACTATGAGTTCGTCCTTTCCAGGAAGAAGGAGCTTACGGTCGAAATCACATCGGATCCGGAGTTTTGGCACACTGACGAAAGAAGTAAGTACTGCATCCAGCAGGAAACCACCACATCAAAAAGAATCGTGGTACGTTCAATGTCAGGAGAAGTTCTATCCGATAGAACAGAACCCAAAACAAAAACTGAAACCCTCCCCAACCTTGATGCAATCCGCAACGCTTACGAAAACGGTGAACACTTACCGACCGGAGTTAAAGTCGAGCAACAATATGCAATCCGAAAGAACAGACTCTTCTCTACCAAGCGGATGGAAGCACAAGCACCCGAATATATCGGAGGGCTTCTACAAGAACCTGACTCCGCCGACTGATCTAGAAGACGCACACATCATGATGTGCTGTCATCAGCAATCAGTGGATGACTTCCAGATGCAAATCGAGATGGTTGATCTCGAGATGACAATGCTCTGTGAAGAAGGTCAAGAGGTTCCTGTTTATCAAGAAACAAAGCTTGATGAACTAGAGGAACGTAAACTCAAACTGCTTTCGGGTAAGCGTTTTCACCAAAATGCACGTCATGCCTACTGGTATGTCACCGCACGTGGTGATAAAAACAACTGAAGTAAAATAACCTAACAGTGCAGTTGGGGTCCCATGGCAAATGAAGAGCTGATCAGTAAATTACTGCAGAGCTTCACAGCAGATGGGACCCCTCTTCCTGCGTTAATTGGTAACAAGCTGGAATGGTCAGTCACTATCTTGACTGCCGCCATGCTATCCAATGAGAACTTAGCATCCTCTATGGATGCAGAAGAGATGGTTGATGCTGCAATCAACTACTCCAATCTCATCCAAGAACGTCTTGGTTATTACGAAAGCGTCAAGGTTCATTCTTTAGAACGACTCCTCGGTACTTGATAAAAGTTACTGCTACAGTATTTGAGTCTTCTTTGGATTAAATGGAACCTGTTGTTGTACCACGGTTGACCGTATCTTTTGCGGTTGACATTGACGTTGAATACAATTCATTTGGTGGCAAGACTGCCGATGAAATTGCAGAAGCTCTACAAGATGATCTTGACGATCTGTTGTTTGAGCTGAGTCCTCACGTCAAAGGTGTCTATACTTCTACAACAGCAGTTAACTTCAATGACTGACGACCTTACCAAAAAACTCCGCACGGCTGGCTCCTTTGATCCCCCGTGGCTGAAAGAACAATTGCTCAATTGGAATGCTGCGGCAGAGCAAAAGAAAGCAGACTTTATGGAGCATATGTACCAGTGCTCTGGTCGTCATCAAGATGGCCATCCAATGAAAGGTCTTTACACTGGCCTGTGGCAAGACTTCTGCATCAATGAAGCTGGACCCTATTGCCGTGATGAATACTTCCGTCGTCTTGAATTTGTCAGAGACCTAGAAGCTGGTAAGTTTGAAGGACAAGAAGTCTTTGTGGCTCAATAGAGTAACCTTAACTACAACTTAGAATAAAGGGGTGCCACATAATTAAGTATCCCTTTTTTTATGGAAGAGCGATCTAATACTGCTGCCCTTAGGCAGCTTGATATCAATTACATACTTTATGTTGCAGAAAGAAATAATCCCAAATGTAAACAACCGGTTTCAGATGATTGGTTAGAGGGCTATCATCAAGCTGTTAAAGATCTTTCTTACTACCTTGGCTCAGAACGATCAGCTGGAAAAACTTAACCAAGTCTATTCAGAGGCCTTTGATGAATTCAACAAAAAATTAAAGGCGCCTGATGCATTAACTGCTAAAGACAAAAGGGAATCTAGTCAGGAAAAATCAGATTACATCAAAGCAAACTTCAAGCCAGAGGCTGAGGTGCTCAAGCCACCCGGAGACAAATGGTCTAGCTTCTTTCAAGAATCCAAAGCTAGCGCTAAAGAACGTCTGCGCGAATCCCTTGCAGATACCGTGGCTGAATTTTTAGATACAAACGTTTTAAGCGGTAATGAATTCTTTGAGGTACTACTAGAAGTTGTCTATGACAACTGGCAGTTCTACCAAAAAAATGCTGATGAAAGCCAGGCCCTACTTAAACTTCTGCAAAATGTAAACAACAATTAATTCATTTAAATATTTACTTTGCAGTGGCCGTTAGGTCACTGCTTTTTATTTGATTAATACTAAACGTAGAATAATATTACGTATGTAGAAATACAATGCCTAACTACAGGGATCCAGTTGATTCCCATCTATATCCTGTCCATAAAGTACAGACCTGTAGTGGGCGCCCGCTAGAAGTAACAACAGTAAGCGGTTACTCCGTTGCTTTTACTCCAGCTGGTACAACTGCTGCCGATGCATTTGGCAGACTGCGTGTATCACAACCTTACACAATATTTGATAGCCAGCATCGTTATCAAGAAAATGATAAGTGGACAACTGTTACTGGCGGTAGCGCAACAACTGTATTCAATCCAAACGAAAGTACTTTAAGTCTTAATGTTACAACTGCATCTGGTGATTACATCTACAGGGAAACCAAACGTGTCTTTCCTTATCAACCGGGTAAATCGCTGCTGGTATTAAATTCATTTACTTTTGCATCTGGTATTGCAAATCGCCGGCAGCGCGTTGGTTACTTCAGTACCCAAAATGGTATCTTCCTTGAGCAAAGCGGCACCACAAACTATTTTGTTTTACGCAGCTACGTCAGTGGCAGCGTAAATGAAACAAGGGTTGCGCAATCAGATTGGAATTCAGATAAATTTGATGGCAGTGGCACTAGTACTCGTACTCTTGATCCAACAAAAGGCAATATCTTTTGGATGGACATTGAATGGCTTGGTGTTGGTGATGTAAGAGCTGGCTTTGTCGTTGATGGTTCACTGGTTGTCGCTCACGTTTTTCATAACGAAAACTTGAAAGACACGACTTATATGACAACGGCTGTATTGCCGCTCCGTCATGAAATTGAAAACATTGGTGTTGCAACAACTAGTGGTACTGCCCGGCAGATCTGTAATACTGTTGCATCGGAGGGTGGCTATGAAGGTTTCACTCGCCGTTACAATATGGCTACAAGTACAACACCTAAAACACTTACATCTTCTGGTGTAACTTACCCATTGGTTTCTATCCGTATGGCCTCTGGTCGTACGGATAGTGTTATTGTGCCAGCCAACTTAAGTGTTGCACTTGAGCAAACGCAAAACAACAAGCCAGATATTATCCAGTACCGCATTTTGCTTAACCCCACACTAAGTGGTGTTAACTGGCAAACCCATTACAACGGTAATGTTCAATTTGATGTTTCTGCCACAGGTGTCAGTGGTGGTACAGATATCATTGGCGGTTACATTGTTTCCGATGGTACTCTGTCATTGAGTGATGTGCGGGATTTCAACTTCCAGCTGGGACGTACACAAGCTGGTGTCAGTGACATTTTTACTGTGGTTGCAGCCCCAACCATTAGTGGTGCAAAAGTGTATGCAGATCTCTCTTGGTTTGAAATTGTGTAATTAATTCCCGTTACAATAGAACTACTGCAAAAAAAATTATGTATACTCCTGGACCCCAAACAGTTCCTGTGTTACAAAACCCCGGACCTGAAGCGTTGCCTGAACCCCAAGCTAAACCAAAAGGTCCTGCTCGTTCAAAGAATGGTGATGTCGGGGCCTTTATTCAACAATGCATCTCTCTGGCTTCCTACCTCAAGGAACTTCAAACACAAGCCCATCTCATTCACCTGAACTACGAGGGGGGTAACTTCCTCGGGGTGCATGCCTTCCTTGGAGATCAGTACGAGGCTCATCAGACTCAATTTGATACGTTGTCGGAATTCATCAGATCAATGGATTATCTGATGCCTATCCCATCTCCTCCTTCCCCT